CCATCAAACCAAATCATCTTTTTTGCATTAGCTTTATTAAAATTTTGCATTGTAATTAAATTGTCTTTAAATGTTTGACTAATATTTTGAAAAGTAATCGTAGTTACTTCTTGTCCTGAATTTACATTCAAGGCATACTCTACACCACCTAATGATCTTTGGATTGAGTTCTCGTAATCAATAGATGATTGGATATTGACATCAGGTTCTACTTCAAATGATAGTTTCTTACCAATTAGAATTTCAGAAATATTGTTTTGTGCATCATTAAATTCTACACAAAATTTAGTCTTAGCTGTTACTTCTGTAAAAGTTGCAACTCTCCAACTGGCAACATTACTACCAGTTCCAAAATTAACTGCACCACTTAATCCATCTAATGCAGTTCCAAATCTAATTGTATTTTCTGCATTATCTGAAACTCCAACACCACAATCTCCAGCAAATCTTATAGCTACTGCATCTGCTGCTACTGCACTTCCAACTTGATAACATATTGCATCATTCGCTGAAACTCCTGACATTACTGTTCCAATATTTTGGTCGCTTACTCTTTCGTGATTAGTCAAAGCTGATGAATTTACTGTAAAAGTAGTTCCAGTAAATGTACCTTCACTAACTGTATTATCACTTCTGTATTGATTAATTGAATCATATATAAAATAACTTGCCATTATATTTCCCTCGTTTGAATTGTAACTTTACCCAAAGTCCTCTTTAGGTTTGTGATTAAAAACTTCTTTCCTGACCAAGCATCTTTGAATAGTCTTGTAGGCATAGCAATAAAGCTATCAAAGGTATCTGATATTTCGTCAAATGGACTACCTATTTCACCAAAGGTTTCTTCACCAAAGTCTATAGCATCACCTACTTGTAGCATTGCATACTTTTCAGGATTGACTAATGTTGCATTTACTGTGGTTTTATATTCACCAAACAAACTCTTTCTAAAGTTTATCCAACTAGAATTTCTTGAACCACTTACATCATCTACTGCATCAAACAAAAAGTCTAAATTCATTTCTTGCTTTTGATGTGAAGCATTATCAAAGATTGTTCCATGAACAGAACCACTTACTGCAGATGTATAAGTATCTTGTTTTAGATATTGATTTTCTGCTGGGTGTTTTTTGTAGTTTACTACAATATTAGTTTCTAAATCAGAAACTGGTGTTATGCCTAGTTCATAATCTGATATATCTATTTGACTTAAATCTGCTGCTGCAGTTACACTATCTGCAATCGTAAAGTATCGTAGAGGACTTACACCACTAATTGCAGTTTGTCCTGCTTGTGGTGAGAACTCAAAAAAGAAACACCCTTCATATTGAAGTTTATTCATAATCCCTTCTAGTGCTTCAGGTTCATCTAATGCTAGTCTTGTTTTCCAATGAGTAGATGTTGGGCTTGTTAAGGTACTATCTCGTAGTTCTGCTACTGCCTTATATCCTGAATTTTCTATCTTTGCATCTGAATCACTATCGGCTACATTTAATATGCTATGCAATAATTGTCTATGGATAGCTACTGGATTATCTAAATCAGTTAAGGTTGCTACTGATGAGTATGCAGTAAATCCTTCAGTTGTAATATCTCTACCTAAATATACCTTTTCTATCCCTGCATTAAATTCTTGTGATGCAATAGGTTCATTTGCTAAGTCGTTTTGTGCAGTTACTGTTACAAAAATATTATTTAATATTATATTAGCACTATCATAAGAACCATCGTTTTCTGCATTGAATTTAAAACTTAAATATAATTCATCAGGCAAAGCATTATTTTCTAATATCCCTGATATATCTGTAGATGTTGGTAAAGCTACATTAGTTCTATCTACCTTATCCCCACTTGATGATGTTCCAACTAATTCTACATCACCTGAAGTAGAACCAAATCCACTACTTAAAGCATCTGCCAAATTAAAGAAAGCACCTTCTGCACCTGCTGGACTACCACTTAATGTTTGTGAGTAAGTTCCTGAAAGATTTAAAGTAATCGCAGTAATCTTACCAGTAACTTGTGGGACAACTAATTTTAATACTACACCTCTACTTACACCTGAAAAACTACTCGATGAGAAAGTCCCATTATTACCAGTATCTCCATTAAAAGTATTAGCTAGACTTCCTGCACTTAATGTCCAACCTGTGCTTAGTGTTGATGTTACATCATCAGGTAATACTTTAAATACTCTTTTCATTTCTTTGGGAACAGATAGTGTTTTAGCCCCATCTACTGCTACTATACTTGTATTGGTATCAGTCAATTCAATAAATCGTTTCATACCTTTGTCATAAAATTCTAATTTGTCTGAACCACTCGTGCTTTCAGGAATAATATAGATAAAGTTCTTACCATCATTCTTTAGGAATGGACAAGCATAGACATCTGTTCCATTTACAAATTCTGTATTTGGTGTGTATTCTCCCATCACTAATGGAATTACTTTATTGTTATATTGGTCTATTGTTGTGTTGCTTGTCTTGCCTTGTGGTATAGATACATTCTGAAATGGTCTATTAGATACCACACTTAATACAATCGTATTTCCTCTATATCCAAAGCTACTTATTCTGCCACTAAATATTTGTAAAGCATTGGCAGCAGTACCATCGTTATCAATTTGAGATAAGATTGATACTGTGCCATTGATATAATCGTTTCCTAATAACTCTAATAAGGTTGTTCCATCTAAATCTATATTAGCTAGATTTAAAGTTACACTTCCTGTCTTTGTAGTAAATCCTTTTAAATCAAGCGAATAAGATATGCTTGGTTTATTCAAGATTGCAGGATAATAATTTTCCCCATCATATACTGTTTCTGAAAAACTAAATCGTAAATCAGGTGTATCAGTATATGCAACACTACTATTAGTGTTCTTATAAATTTGCACCAACCAGTTTTCTGTCATAGTTGGTGATAACTTTGATGAATAATTAGAGTTTGTAAAACTCATGTATATCTCCTTATTCGTTTAGTAGTTCGTTTTGAATAACTTGCCGATTGCTTTCCAGCTTTAGTTGCTTCTCTTTTCTTTCTTGTTTCATAAGCATATTGTGATGAACTCATAGACTTAACTAATCTTTCAGGTAAATATCTTTCACCAGTCTTTGATGATTTCTTTCCTGACTTCGTAGTCCATTTTTGTTTAGTCCATCTACTTAAAGATTTAGCAGATTTAGTTTTAGCACCTCTATATCCCCCACCTGCTTTTTCGTATGCTTTTACAAGAAGTTGAGATTTTCTTGCCGACCATTGTCCACTTCTACCACCTTTAGAACTTCTCATGATACGATTTTTAATTCGTTCTCTTAGTTTGGGTTTGGTAAAATGTTTTGACATTATTTAACAATTTCCTTTCTAATACTATTTAGGATTTCATCTTCTCTAAATTTCATACTTAAATCTGCTTCAAATCTTTTTACTTCTTTACCATATTCAAATATGATAACAGTAGGCACTACTTTAATGTCCCACTCTTTTTGAATGACTGCACCAATATCTTTATTTGATATATCGACATATCCTGTATAGCATCTTTCTAATTTTTCTAATGCTACTTTATTTTGATAATTCCAACTTGCATTAACTTCTATTACAGCACAGAACTCATTCTTCATTAGCTGTATATCTTGAAAACTATCTAAATTAACTGTTTGCGATTGCAATGGTGAGAAGGACAAAGATAGTCCAAGCCATAGCAAAAACGATGTATAATATTGTTTCATCTACATTCCTCACTGATTGTTCATGTTTAATAGAGTTTCATTAATACTTCGTGTGTCTTTTTTAATGTCATCTACTTTGTCTTCTAATTTCTCTACCTTTTCTTCGGTATTCATAATTGAATCACGAATCATTTGGTCTTTTAAATCGTACTCCATTCTTGAAACTTCAGGTTTAGGTAGTTCCTTAGCTAATTCTATATCAGCTTGTAAGGTAAACCATAAACCCATAATCATTCCTAGTGTTACGACACCACTAATAATTGTTTCAAGACTTAATGTTAGTTTTGTATTTTTATTTACTTCCACCTCTCTATCTCCTTATAAGTTAAGTTTTTCTGCTCGTCTAATAGCAGGGATTATACTATCTACTACAAATTCATCAACAACTGGTGCATTGATGTTTACTACTATATTACCACTACTTCTTTGATTAGGACTTGGCAATGGTGTTATATCTACTTGTTCCATACCACTTGCATTATCTCCTACTACCACTCCATTACCTATTGGCAAAGTTGTTCTACCTTTTGTTACAAAGCTACCACCAGTTGGGAATGCTAATAGTTGGTCAGTTACCTTACCAATCATACTACCTGCCCCTGCAGCTACTGCAAGATTTAATGGGAATGGTAATGCTTTCATAATACTTGAAATCAATCCTGCTTGTGCTTCTGCTACTTCTGCTTTAATTACTGATATACCTGCTTCCTTAGCTGATTGTCCTTGTAGTATTGCCATCTGTAAATT